GCCGGACATTTCTTTAGCGAATTCGACTACATTCACTATTTCAACCAACGCTTTTCGATATGTTGCGCCGTCTTTTAACTTATACCGAAAAGGAACTTGTGCCCTGGGAGCCCCGAAGAGCCTTTTCAGGGTTTCAGTATTTTCCTCCAGCGCCCGGCGTTCAGATTTGCCGGCCACCGGGTTGCCGTCTGTGTCCCGGCCACGTACCCACATATTCAGGGTTATAACCCGCTGCTCAAAGTGCTTCTGGACAAACCGTCGCCCATCCAGAAACGGTATTTCCAAATTATCACCCCGGCGGGCAGGTAAACTCTCCGGATACGTCTCAATGTTGTAGGCAAGTGTGTTCAACACCGTGCCGTTAAATTCATAATAGCAATCAGCCGGTATAATCATCAGCTAAACGCCCCCATATACTGCAGTCTAAGCAGCTCTCTGCGGGTCGAATCGCCGGCGGTCTCGGGTTTCGGGTTATTTACTATCACGTTATTTACCACTGTTTTGCCCGCTGCGCCAGCCTCAAGCAATCTGACGTTCTCTTTCATCCTGCGTTCTTGCCCAACCACGTCGCCAAGCTGCGTATGTAATTCAGTAGATTTTATCTGCATGTCCAGAAGCTTGCTGTACATCTCAAGAGCTTCTGTAGATTCGGCGCCCTGGGCCTTCGCCAGCCGGTTATACGCCTCAGTAAGAATTTGAACCTGGTCGGCGACGGTAGCAAGTTGAGTCAGCATCAAATCTTTCTTCATTCGAAACCTATCTAAAACATTAGCCGCCTTGCCCATTTGCAATTCATATAGCTTGAACTTTTTCTCAGTTATGTCAAGGGATAAATCAAGCTTCCGGAGCATCGTATCCGCTGCGCCCTTAATGGCATCTACCATCTTCTGGGCAGCTTCTTTTACCTTGCTGACGTTTTTATTCACGCCCTCGGCCAGGCCTTCGGCCACCAGCCTGCCGTATTCGGCCATAAGCTTCGACGGGGAAGCGATGCCGAGAATTTTCTCAATCGGATCGGGGATGACGGATTTAATCCAGCCCCACACTTTTTCTCGCAGCCAACCGGCCATCGACTGTAAACCTTGCCAAAGCCCGGTTGCGATGGCCTTGGCTTTTTCAACTACCATTTTCTTTGCGTTTTCAAATGATTCTGAAACACGAGCCCATAGGTCGGTGAAGAAGGTTTGTACTGTACTCCAGTTTTTGATTAGTTGATAGACACCGTAGGCCAGAGCCGCTACAGCGGCTATAATCAAACCAATGGGGGAGAGCAATAAAGAAAAAGCACCGCCCACAACGCCTAATATAGTACCTAATGCAGTAAAGACGGCACCCAACGCAGTAAAGCCGGCTATAATCGAAGGAATAAAACCAATTAATAACAAAATCGGACCGACAACCAGAAGGAATACTGCTGCAATTCCAGCTATAATACCAATAGTTTTTTGTACCGACGGCGACAGTTTAAGAAACTTATTGGCTAACCATGCGACTATATCCGCTATTTTTCTAATTAACGGTATAAATGTTTCTCCTATCGTAATCCCGGCAGTCTCCATAGAGCCTTTTAAATACTCCAAAGAGCCGGACAAATTGTTCATTTTTTCTTTAGCTACATCTGCAGCTGTGACTTTACCCATCGCAGCCGCCATATCGTCAAAACCTTCAGCGCCGGCCTCCGTAAAAATAGCTGCCGCTCGAATTGCATCAGCGCCGAAAATTGTTTGCAGGGCCATCTGTTTTTGTGCCGGAGTCAAGTTTTCTAAAGACGTTTGCAACAGACCGCTTATTTCAGAGAAACTTTTTAATTCACCCTTGCCATTATAAAAAGCAGAAGTGCCGTTCTCGGTCATAAGCCCGAGCTGTTTCATTGCCTTGGCAGCAGCATCAGTGGAGGGGCTTAAACGCATCAACATGGTTTTTAAACTGGTACCTGCATCAGAGCCTTTTAGTCCTCTTTGCGCCAATACCGCTAATGCCGTCGTTGTGTCCTGAAAAGAAAGCCCCGCCTGCGCGGCCACAGCGGAGCTCATACTAAGAGCATATTTCAATTCTCCAATATCTGTAGCCGAAGCATTTGCAGCACCAGCCATAACATCAGCAACCATATTCATATCTTTTGCTTGCAGATTGAAAGCATTCAATGCATTGGCGGCAATCTCGGCGGCATCCGCAAGCTCAATATCTCCAGCAGCAGCCATGGCAAGAGCAGCTTGCAACGCCCCAGCCTCAACTTGTGCCGGGGTTAAACCGGCTTTCAGCAGCTCAGTCATGCCTTTGGCGGCTTCAGCGGATGAATACTTTGTTTCAATGCCCATTTGCTTGGCAAGTTTGGTCAAACGCTCCATTTCTTCCGCTGAAGCACCAGAAACAGCTTTAGCGTTTGACATTTCTTTTTCAAAACTTGCCGCCATTTTAACAGCAAACCCAAGCCCAGCGGCTACAGCTACTCCGGCGCCGGTTGTAACTGTACCAACTTGCTTAAACGATTTTGTTACTTTACCGAACTGATCATCTGCCTGCTTAATTTTGGCTTCTGCCTCTTTTAAACCTTGATTCAATTTATCAAGTTTTAAACCAACTTCAGCCCAAATTGTTCCTAAACTTTGCGGCATATTCTGCACCTCTTTTTCTTATCTAGCAGGAGTTAGAAATTAAACAGCGAAAATAACCAAAAAACCGAAAGGAGTTATAACTAATGGAATCTTCATCAACAGAAAACAAAAAAAGGGGATGTATTGGGTGTCTTGTCGTTATTATTGCCATTATCGCAATCAGTACTTTTTCCGGGCTATTTAATTCTAATTCCAAAGCTCCCGAGAATGAACCTGCCGCTACCCCAAGCCAAAAACAGATCGACGACTTCAACAAATGGTACAGTGAAATCATGGAAATCCACAAAAAAGCGGATGTTGCTATGCAAAAATATCAATCAATTGCGAAAAAATTAGAACAAAGCAGTGATTTATACTCTGCTTATTCCTCTGTTTCCGACATAAAAGAAACCGTACATAATTCATGGACGGCAATGGGAAAAATAAAAACACCATCTTCATTATCAAAAGCTCACCAAAACACATTGAGCGAAGCAAAAACCGAACTACAAACCGGGCTTTTTTCCAGAAAGCAAGGCCTGGAAAAAATATTGCAATTCTTAGATGATCCCAAGCCAAGTTCTCTGGAAAAAGCCAAATCAGAGTTCCAGTCGGCAGAAACATTTATGTACCGTGGAATAGCAAAAATTATTAGTGTTCAAAGCGAACTTGGCATCACGCCAGAATAATTTTTAAAGCACATTTCTACCCGCTTTCCCACCTTTTTGCCGTTCTGTCCACCAGAGCGCCGCCGCCTCATCAAGCCAAAAAGCTTTAAGCCCCGTCAGATTAAGATATTCTGACGGGGCTTTCTGCCATGTTACCGCTACCGCTATCAGCCGCCCGAATTCCTCGCTGGCCGCGAAAGGACGCAAGGTCTGTCACGTCTCCTATCACATACCCGAAGATTGCCATTTTCTGCGTTAAAGTCAGCGGGGCAACAGCCATGACGTCCTCATATTTCGGCTCCACCAAAGCCTCCTTGATAATGGCATCAAGAACCTTTAGTATTTTAGCCATCGACAATTCCTCGCCGAACTCAATACCGCCGGTCTGCTCGAATCTCTTGGAAATAACCAGCGGATTGCCAATCCCCGCCTCCAACATATGCGGCGTTAAATCCACCGGTTGAACAGCCACATTGATTACCGCACCTGGCTTGAATCCGGGTATATCGATTATTACCGGCTCTGTCTGCTTTTTTATTTCCGCCAGACTGGTTACCTTTCTGCTCATACTTTCACTCCTTAACTAGTCAATTCAACCGGCAGGCTCGCTACAAACTCTTTTCTGTAACAGGCTGCTGCAGTAGACGGGTTTTCACGGCCCCGAATTTCAAACTCCGGGGCGCTCCATTCCTTGTCAGAGTGCTCCACTGCGGGCAGTTTGCCTTTGCAAAACGGGAATGAATACTTAATATAGCCGTCTACCCCACCCTGAGCGTTGTAGTTTGCAGTATAAAGCTCAGCAGCAAACGGCAGCGGCTCATCGTCGGTGGTCTTGGGTGCTTCCCAACCGGTGATTTCCTCACCGCTGGTCAGCAGAGTGCCGCCGCCAATAATTTTAGTGGCTTTTGCGTCAAACCGGGCATCTGTAAATTTTACATTAGCCCCGGTAATTGTGTCCCTGTCTTCCACCTTAGCCAGTACCTTATCGCCACCCCGCAGAGTGGACTTTTCGCCTTCTTCGTATTCCACCTCTACCGAAGCCTTCTGCGATGTCTTTATCCCGTATCGGTCGGGAGTACCTGGCATTGAGCCGTCGGCATTAAGCTGCGTAATTACCAAGCCCCGGCAGCCGTACAGGTACCCACTTTTAATTTGTGTCGCCATTTACCTCCCACCTCCTACATTTTCACTGCCGCTACAGTAACAGAAGTAACCCCGGAGTAGCTTACAGCAACCCGGTTGTTAGAATTATTAAACCGTCCCGGTTCAAACTTACCTATGATCCTTTCGCCGCCGGCGGGAACGACCACCGCGACATTATGATCATAACCCTGGTTACACGGCGCAACTGAATCAAAAGTTACTGTAACGTCACCCGCGCTGGCGTTTTTCACATGCAAATATTCCCTGCCCGTATTAGCAAACTCATCGCCCCCGGCTGCGGCAGCCGCAAAAGCAAGACTTAACCCGGTCAGAGAAACTTCCTGTACCGTCAGAACCGCCAACTAAATCAACCCCTTTCATAAAGTAAAGCCGCCTCGAACATCACCAACCGGCCAATCAAATTATATTCCTCATCCACAAAGTCCCCCCCGGCGGGCACCCATTGCAGGTAATATTTTTCGTTTTGATCGTTTATTTCTTTACCGTGCAGGGCAGTTCTTATTGCCTGCTCAAGACTATCCAAGTCGATAAATGAAGTCTGATCATCGTAAACACGCACCTCCACCGGCTGGGCGCCGGCAAACCCGATATTAATGCTGCCCCGTGCCGCCGGTATCTTCACCGTGGCATAAGGTCTGCTGCCATTGGCCGGAGCAAGAAACGCCTGATAAACCCGACTGTTTAAAGCAGATACACTGTCCCGGAGTTTCTGGATTACCGCACGGCGGAGCATGGTCATTCCTCCCAGAGCTTCTTGTAGGTTCTGTAGATGTCGGGTATCGCTTTATCCAGTGTCGGTTTGAGTATTGCATACCTGCCATCCCTGGCCAGCTCCAAAAATATACCATACTCAACGGAATGCCCCAGCTTGATTATTACTTCGTTTGTTCTCGCTTCGATAGCACCAAACAGCCCGTTCCTGGCGTTACCCGTCCTGTCCTGCCACGGAGCGTCATTCTTTGCCCGGCCCTCCAGTGTGCCTGCCCAGTTTTGCGCCAGAGCAACGGTAGCAGCCCGGCGTATGGTGGCCCAATTCCGCAGATTCCTAATTACTTCGCCTGAACCGGTCACTTAAGAGACCTCCTCCAGCACAGCATGAACGGCATAAACATCACCCTGGTATCTTCGCTGGATTACTCGCTCAACCCGGTACTTTTGATTGTCAGCGATAAAAGTATCTTCCATATCGCTGCCTGCCTTTACGTCCGCATCCCAGGGAGCAATTAACATCCATCCGGCAAACTGGATTTCCCCTGCTTCGTTCTGATGCTTCTGGACTTGCTGCTTAGACGGAACCAGCCGGCCGGCAAAAGAAGCAAGGTCACTTTCTTCTTTGTACCGGCCGCCAGCGCCGTCATCTTTCAACTCTACCCGGCGCACTGTTATACTTATAGGGTTTTCAGCTATTAGCAAAACGGTGGCGTCCCGCAAAGATTCCAACACGCCCACTTTAATCAACCCCCAGGATGCGGCTCAAGTCAGTCTGTTGCTCCGATATCCCCAGCACATCCGGCGGATCAAGAGCAGCTAATTGAGAACCGGCGCCCGGCGCCAGGTCACTGAACATCTTCGCCATAGTCAAGCAGTGGTCACGATAAGCCTCGATGCTCACGAATTTCAGCTTCTCATCCCCCGCCTGGCTTTCCTGCAGACCGCCGCGCTCAGACATGGCCCGCAGGGCTTTCCTTCTCCAACCCTCTGCGGCGGCCTGGTTGATGTCGCTGGCCACCGTCAACAGGGCATCGATTTGCGTATTAGTAAACCGGGTGTCGATCTCAGAACCTCCAAGAGGGATCGCTTCATCAAGCAATTCCCGCAGTTCAGTTCTCAGGATATCGGTTAGGGTCATTAAAACCACCTGCTTCCAGATTACGGCAGTGTAATTTCCTCTACGGAGTTCGCCGGCGAAGCAATGACTCCCCGCCTGGCCCGGCCAACTATTTGTTGTTCCACCAACCGGGTCAAATCGGCGCCGGTAGCATCCACCTTCAGGTCGTGTTTAACCAGCTCACGGTAGTATTTTTGACCCTCGATGAGGTATGCCTTACCGGCAGTACACCCGGCATATTCATATGTCTTTTCACCAACGGCAGCGCTCCAGCCGTCATAGAAAATTAATGTATTGATTGCGCTGATGGCCGGATACTCGCTGCCGCCGATAACCATCCGGGCCAGCACCTCTTCAATGTCCCATTGCTTGCTGCTATGCGCCAGCAAGATATTTGGCTTTCTCGGAGCATTGGTATCCGTGTTTTTATCCTGGCTTGCATGAATCAGCGCATTTTTAAGAGTGTTGCGCAGTTTTTCCCGATAAGTTGCACCGGTTGTGTCTGCCGCAGTTTTGTTCTTTGCCGCATAGGTATAACCGAGAATCGGGTTTAAGTGAATGTGGTTCAGTAGTGCATTGTATGCTTCACCAAAAGCCCGATCCAACTCCGCCCGCTCCCAGGTTTTATCATAGAGCACCATATCCTCGGTATACTCGAAACCGGCAGCGTAGGTAACGATGGGTACGGTATCTTTTGTGCCGATTTTCCGGGTACCGAACTTAACTTCTTCAAGTTCCATGTGTTCCAGGAAAACCACCTGGGCGCCGATGAACGGCCACACGTCAACGAACTGCGTCAGGTTGGCATCCTCCAGCCGGCGGTAGATCGGCCCGTAAAGAAGCGGCACCGCCTCCCGGCCCAGTTCCAGATCGATAACCGACTTTTGAACCAGATCATACAGGCCGGCAGGAGTGGTGATTAACTCACCCATCGGCCTTGACAGTTCAAAGGTCTCCATCTCGCCATTGACGATTCTCTTTTTTACCGTGCTTTCTTTTCCGTCCGGTCCGGTAAACGGCACATCAACTTCGATGGTCTGTTTGCGCCGTTCGGCCTTCAGGGTTTCAATGCTGATTACCTTGTAGCTCAATTTATTCCACCCCCGTTAACTTGCTGCGATAATGCCGGCATTGATCAGGTTCGTCCGCAGAGTGTTGAAATCAGTTTTAAGCTCATTAATCAGTGTCGCTTCTTCGGAACCGTAGGTAGCATCTGCATCAGCGGCAGCAATAGCCGATACTGTCGCCGCCTGCCTCATCAACGCTACCCCCTGCTGAGGTACAAACCAGAACCAAATAACATTATTCGCATCTTTTGCCTGAGTAACTATACCAGCAAAAACACCGTCGGTTGCATCTTCGGTAAACACCTTGTTGGTAGTATCCCAATACACCTTGGCGCCCTTCGCCAGGGTATCCGCAGTATCAATCTGGCTTGTCTCATATTCGGCAGGTTCGATATTCAGGATTACTTCCGCAGGTACAGTACCGGCCGGAACCGTAGTACCGTTGAACTTGATTACTTTGCCGGCGGCATCAGTTTCCAGGGATTGCACAGCCATGCCCAGGAAGCCGCCCAGCAGGTAGAAATTACCCTGCGTAATGGTAGTGCTGGCCGGTACAGCTACTTTTGCCGATTTGCCGTCTGAGATTTTACGTCCCACTTATTCCACCTCCGTTAAATTGCAACCCGTTTAATTCGGATGTTGCCGGTATTGCTTTCTTCCCGCCCGGTTTTCGGGGTAATCGGCGTATCCTTAAATACCCCGGCCAGGGCTTTTTTCACATCTTCCTGCCCCAACATCTCACCCACAGCCTTCTTAACCGCAGCCTCATCAGCATCACCTGGCACCTGCAGCATCCGCTTGACCAGCGGACGGGCAGCTTCTGCCACAACCATTTCACCGATCACTTTATCAATCAACTTCTCCTGTTCGGCAGCAACCGCCTTAACTTGCGCTTCTCTTGCTGTTTTAACCGCATCAACCAGGTCAGTCAACTTTGCATCCTTGCCCAACCCGAACAGTTCGGCCATTTCACCAATGGTCTTTGTCGCCAACTGAGCACTATTCCAAATATCCCCGCCGATTTCACCGGCCACGTCCTCAAACTTCCAACCCATTTCACCGAACAACTGTTTTGCACTTACGCCAAGTTTCTTCAATTCCGCCAGTATTTCCGCTAACGTCATTTGTTTTACACCTCCGTTTTGATTTCCGGTATTTACTATGCTATCCATCTCACCTACGGCCACAATCCGGGTAGCCATCCCCGCGCGATCCAGCGGCGTCCAATCAATACTCAGCAAGTCAATGTCCGTTACCTGCGTTTCGCCTTTTGCCTGTTCGGTCGTCATTATGCCGTAGATGCTGGTTTGCTTGATCCTGCCCGCCCTGATCCACCGTTTGAGGTCGCCGGCTGCTTTGTCCACCACGCCGCGAACATAAGTCTTGCCGTCACGGTACAAGGCCCCAACCCAGTGGGTCACGGGTGTAGGAAACTGGTAATCAATATCATCCGGCTTCTGGTGACCGAGGAAACCAGCCACGGTCTTAATCATAACCTCGCTGGCTATTTTCTGAATCGCTTTAGGGGTATATCGCCAGCCGCGCTTTGATTTACCGGCCGGGATTTCGACCACCACTTCGAGCGGATCGCCGTCGCCCGCCTTTAATGCTGCTAAATCTACGCCTGGGGCAAGTGGTACATCCTCCACCGCAATCTCACCGGTGATATTCGCTATGATTGCAGTAATTTCACCCTCCGGCCAGGGCAGATCGAGTTCTGCATAGTGCCGCTTTAAGTGTGTTTCTGCCTGTGTCTTTTGCTCCGGTGTCAGGTTTGGTTCTGCTCTAGCACCACGTAAAGCCTGCGCCGCTGCCATCACCCCGCCACGATTGAGCACCAAACTGCCGTCCTGCTGAATTTCGTGGTGAGGCCCATAGCAATCTGCCTGCGTCAAGTCTTTGTTGATTTCCGCTTTTACCACAGCGTACATTTCCCGGACGGCTTCCACCGTGCCTTCGGCACCTCCCTGGAGGCCGGCCTTCAGCCGCTGCCAGATGGTTAATTTATCAACCGAACCCCAGGATTTGTTTGATATAACACCTTTCTTGATTTTAAAGGGCATTTTCTCACCTCGCTTTGGCTATAGAAAAACCGCCTGTTGGCGGTTTGCTTCTGCCGGTTTTTGTGTTAGTATTACTGGCCCTGGTTGTTTCTGTGGCTTATTTTCCACTACTCCCGGCTGGTTTGTTTGTACGGGCATCCGTGATATAAACTTTCCGTCTGGAACACGTGAAGAAAATCCCTTGTATTGCGGATTATAGTGCAATATTCTGCCACTCATTTCATTCCCTCCTTTTCACCCAGGATAGTCAGTTTTAAACAAACTTCCGGCGGTCGGCCAACCTGCTCCAACACCTGGCACTCATTCACCAGAATTTCCACCGGTAGAACGGTTAAAGCCTGACGGATGGCACCGACGTAATTTCCATCAGCTAAAGTAAGAAACACCGGTTTTTGTTCCGGTGTTTCGGTTGATTCCGGTATTGACATGCCTTTAGGCAGGCTATTTTGGTTCAAATCTTATCCCCCCATCTCCAGGGAAAGGCAGGTTATGATCATGCGCCCCATCTAATATTTTCCTCGGGATGCGCTCAGGGAAAGCATCGCAGGCTGAACCCACCCAGCCTTCGGGCTGTTTAAGCCACAAATGCCTACAATAAGCACATTGTTCGCCATAGATCGGATAATTAACGCTCTTGTCATCGAGTATAACCTTACTCAATTCTTTTTTCTCTCCTATAACTCAGGTTTAGTTTAGCCGCTACTCGCAACCATACCTGGTGATGGTGTTCTTTATTGGCTTCATCCCTGGTCATTTGACCTAATGTTATCTTGTGCCAAAATTCTGAACGCACTGTCTTCTCTGCATTGTTATACTCATTAACCAGTGTATCTACTTCAGGCCAGCCCTGCTTAGCCCTTTTCATAGAATGCGCATATTCTGCTCCTACTGCTCTCGCTTCAGCAAAATTATAAGCTGCTGCAAACTGTATATCATCTAATGAAAATGATCCGCCAACAAGGGGATGGTTATGCGTAAAAACAAAATCTTTATCTTTAATTAAATCTATTTCGCTTGGCAAAAACTCTACTCTATCCCTGGTGCCCTTCTTGTTTAGTATAACATTCCCTTGATTATCAAACACATATGCCCTTTCATAATCAAGTCCGGCAATCTCTGCTTCTTTTTCTTTAACCGCCTTAAATAATACAGTTTCCCGAACAGCCGGAACAACCGGAGAGATAAGAGAAGGCCGTTTCAAATATTGCTTTACAGTTGTATTATACCACATTTCCAGTTTTGTGTCAATGGCTGGATTTTTAATCCAGTTTTTCAACCGCTCGGCAAACTGCTCCGGCGGTTCGTGTGCCGGCACCAAAAAACACCGACACCAGGGGTGAGGCTTGCTCGGCTCTTGCCCCGCCGGCCAGTATCCACTTCCGCCATGGCTCGCATAATCATCACATACATCAGGGATCGGGTGGCTTGCAGATAGCCGCCAGTAAACACCCTGGTAGCTCGGTGCCGCACGGTTTGCCATTATTGTTCCCTCATGGAAAGCGTTCTGCATTTCAGTAACGGCCAGCCTCATGCCTTCCATGCTTACATCTTTGGATACCCCCAGCCGGCGCCTGGTTTCCGCCTTTAATGCTGTCCAAACACCCGGCTGAAGATACTTTTCAACCTCCTTGGCCAGTTTCCGGGCGCTTAACCCCCTGGCAACCCCATCTTCAACAACCCGCCTGGCAGCATTGCGCCACTTTTCAGAAGTCCGCCATATCCGGTCGGAGAGCTTTAAGCCGTCTTTGCCGGTACGGGATAAAACAGCCAAGGCCGCCCGCTCATTTATACCGGCAAACAACCGCCGTACATCAGCGGCATCAAAAGCATCTTTAAGAAGTTGTTCTGAAATTTTTGCTGCTCCTTCGGTACCGGTTTCTGTTGATAGCCAGATTCCTTTATGTGCTGCTGCCAGAATGTCTTTATTTAACTCTCTGGCCCGAGCATCCAGGTTTTTCGCTAATGCCTCCATGTGTGCCCGGCGCAATGTCCCCGGCGTTGCTTTTTCAATGTCCTTTCTGATTGCTATCGCTGCCCGACGGTAAACCTTTCTGAGTTCTGCTACGGTGGCTGCTTCGCCTTTTTCAAATCTTGCCCGGGCTTTTTGAAGATAGGCTGCGTAGCTTCTATCACCGGGTAAATCTTCCCATCGTATAGCCATCAGGCCTCACCGCCCGGTTTACTTTCCCCCGGCTCCTCCAACCCCAAGCCATCCTG